CGCGGACGTGGTATCGGTCATGGCGGGCGATCCTTGATAGGGGATGCGGTCTGGTGAAGGCCCCTGCCGGCAGGACCGCCTTTCTACCGGCAGGGGACCGGGCGCGAGAGGGCCGCCCGGATCTGGTAAAGGGATCAGCGGCCGAGCGCGGCGCGGATCTCGGCGTAGCGATCGACGCCGAAGACGATGAAGATCATGTTGATCAGGTCGATCTCGATCCAGTCGACGCCATCGACGATCAGGCGGTAATAGCTGCAGCCCACCTTGTATTTGTGGGTGCTGTTGTCGCCCGGCTTGCCGTTGCCGAAGTCGATTTCGGTATAGCGGCCCATGCAGACGACTTCGACGCTCTGCACCTGCCCGGTGAGATCGTTCTGATAAGCGCCGACAAAGCGCACCAGGCTGGAAGCCAGCGAGGTGGCGCCGAACTGCCGCAGCGCCGCATCGATCATGCCGCCCATGGAAAACTCGAACTCGAGCTTGTCGAGGCCCATGTCGATCGGCACCGGGCCGATCATCCCGCCGCCGCGCCAGTCCTCGGTCTTGATGACCAGCTTGGGCACGGTGACTTCCTCGGTTTCGGCGAGGTGGCCCACGCCATCGAGCAGCATGTCCATCTGCTTCAGCTTGAAGGGGAAACCCATGGCAATGCTCCTTTAGGCGGCCAGCTGGCTGGCAAAGTCGGCGTAATATATGTCGGTCACGCGCTGGTTGAGGGAGAGGCCCTCGAGCGGGGCCACGCCGGTGAAGTCGTAGTCGATCACGGCCTGGCCATTGGCGAGGTCGGCCGCCTGGTTGAGCGCGGGATCGTACCAGGCCTTGCCGCCGATCAGCCGGCCGGCGGTGACATAGCTGCGCAGCTTGGCGTTGATCGTGTCGATCGTGTCCTTGACCAGCATGACGGTCATCGGCTTGTCGGCGGCCCAGGCCAGGCCCTGCTCGATCTCGTCGGCGATCACCTGCGAGGTGCGCACTACGCTTTCGAAGGCATATAGCGGTTCATCGCTGCAGGTGCGGTTGCCCCAATAGCGATAGCCGCCGCCAAAGCGCACCAGCGTGGTGATCCCGGCGGCATTGAGCAGCGCGGCGTCGGTTTCCGTGCTGTTCAGCGCAAAGCTGACGTCCTGGGAAATCCCGGTCACCCCGGTGACGGTCACGTTGGAGATCGTCTTGTGCCAGCCCGTCTCGGCATCGATCTGGGCGCGCAGGCCCATGGCGCGGGCCACGGCATCGCCGGCGAAGGCGCTCGACCAGTTGGGCCAGATCATCATCATTTCGCGTTCGCCGAAGTTCTCGCGATAGGTGAGCGCCTCGGCCACGGTGACACCGTGCCCGGCGAAGTAGAGGAAGCCGCGCAGTTTCTTGGCGACGCCGGCAAAGTGCGCGGTGACCGCCTCGCTATCGAGCGCCGGCGCGCCGAGGATACGAGGGCGCACCTGCAATTCGGCTTCGGTCGTGATCAGCTTGTCGATGCCGGCGATGGTCAGCGCGTCCTGCGCCTGGGCATCGGCGCCCACGCCGACACGCACCAGCACGATCACCGGGCTGGAGACGTCGGCAATCGCAGCGAGGGCTGCGGGTAGGGTGCCGGTGGCGCCGATGGTGGCCAGGGCCTTGCGCACGTCGGTGATCAGCACGCGGCCATTGAGCGGGAAATCGTCGGCCGGGGCATCGGGCGCGGTGCCGACCAGGCCGATCACGGCGGTGGACTGGGAGGCAATCGCGCGACTGCCTGCGGTGAGAAAATTGGTCTTGATGCCGTGCATGGCTGGCTCCTGTTCAGGCGGCGCGGATGGACAAGCGGGTGAGGGGGATCGTCAGGCGGGTGAGGGCATTGCCGATCGCGCCGACTTTGGTGCCGGTGATCGTGGCCACGGCCTGGCCCGAGGCGAGCTCGCCCGCGATCGTGACCTGGCGCACGACGATGCGCGGCTCCCACCTGGCCAGGGCAAGGGCGATACCCATCGATGCGAGCAGCGCGGTCGCGCGGTTCATCGGACGATCGACCAGATCGGCCAGGATGCAGCCGTAATCGCGGCGCATCGTGCGCGTGCCGAGCGGGGTGGAGACGATATCCTCGCACGACTGCGCCAGGTGATCGTCACCCGAGAGCGGTGCGCCGGTCAGGCGATTCATGCCGGTGAGGCTGGTCACAGCGGCCCTCCGCTCTGCGCAGCGCCGGCCTGCACCTGGCCGTGCTTGTGGGACTTGAGGCTGATGCCGGCAGCGGTGACGTCTTCGCCCGCCTCGATCTTCCCCGACACGGCGAGATTGCCGGTTAGAGCGAGCGTGCCGCCATCGGGCAGGGCGAAGGTGAGGGCATGGCTGTCGGGATCGTAGGACAGCACGGCGCCGTCCTTGAACTGGATCAGCGGCATCGCGCTGTTGCCCGGCAGGGGGAAAGCGTTGCAGGTAATGCCGCCGATGGCGATGGCGGCGCCGATCTCGCCCGCCGGACAGAGCACGAGCACCTGCTCGCCCACGGTGGGCGGGCACCACACGCGGGTGTCGCCCATGCGGGGCGCGGCCCAACGGATCGGGCCGGTCTGCAGATCCTCGTCAATCTCTACCACGCATTTGCCGGCGGCATGATCGACCGAGACCACGCGCCCGAAGCGCAGCAGTTCATCCGGATCGGTCAGGGTGCTTTCGGGCGTTCTCATGACGCCACTCAGCCACCGGATCGCGGCGGGGGCCATGGGGGCCGATTGTAAGGCCGGCGTTTACAACGCGCGCGGGTGGCAGGAAGGCCGGACCAGCGGCAAGCCCAGGCCATGGCCGACAGCACTACAGCAATCGATCTATCGCAACTCCCGGCGCCCACCGTGGTCGAGCAGATGTCCTACGAGGATATCCGCGCCCAGGCCGTGGCCAGGCTGCTCGAGGATTTGCCCACTTTCGACGCTACGGTCCTGAGCGATCCGGCGGTCAAAGTGCTCGAGGTGTTCTGCTACCGCGAGATGCTGTTGCGCCAGACGTTCAACGAGCGCGCGCGCCAGGTCATGCTGGCTTATGCCAAGGGCAGCAATCTCGACCAGCTGGGCGCGCTGCTCAATGTCGCGCGGCTCCCTGGCGAGCAGGACGACGCCTACAAGGCCCGTATTCAGCTGGCGCCCGAAGCGTTCAGTGTGGCCGGACCGGCCAGCGCTTATCGCTACTATGCGCTGTCGGCCGCCAACACGCTGGCCGATGCCAGTGTCACCAGTCCCATGCCTGATAATCTCCGCGCGCTGATGCTGGGTGTGCTGGACGATCATGGCGCCGATGCCGGGCTGGTCGCTGCCGTGACTGCCGCCCTCGACGGCGCGATTTGGCCGGGCACAGTGGTTGTGTCGCTGCTGTCTGCCTTGGGCGATGGTTCGGCCAGCGACGACGAGATCGAAGCGGTCGAACTGGCTGTCTCTGCAGACGAGGACGTGCGCCCGCTGACCGATTGGCCGCAAGTGCGCTCGGCCGAGATTGTCGATTACGAGATCGATATCGACCTGGTGCTGTTCAGTGGCCCGGACGAGACCATCGTTTTGGCCGCCGCGCAGGAAGGGGTGGAGGCCTACAAGGCCGCCTCGCGCAAGCTGGGCTGGTCGATCACGCGCGCCGGGCTCTATGCCGCTGCCGTGGTGGCCGGCGTCCAGAACGCGCTGATCAACAAGCCGCCGGCCGACGTGGCGATCGCCAAGACGCAATGCGCCAATTGCGTGGGCACTGCGGTGAGGATTGCCGGCCGTGTCGAGTGACAGCCTGCTCCCGCCCAACTCCACCCCGCTCGAAGTCGCGCTTGCGCGCCTGGGCCTGCGTTTCGAAGACATCGACCTGCCGATCGAGCAACTGTGGGACCCCTGGGCGTGTCCGGTGGCCGTGCTGCCCTGGCTGGCCTGGTCGCTCTCGGTCGACAAGTGGGATGCCGAGTGGAGCGAAGAGCAAAAGCGCGCCGTCACCGCGCGCGCCATCGAGGACCAGCGCCGCAAGGGCAGCGTCACGGCGGTGAAGGCCGCACTGGCCGGGATCGATGCGCTGGCCACGCTGGTGGAGTGGCACCAGGCCAGCCCGCGCGGCGTGCCACACACGTTTGCCGTTCATCTGCCCGCGATCGGCGCCGATGGCACGGACGGCGGCCCGCGTGTCTCGGCCGCGACCACCGCGCAGATCATTGCCGATGTCGTGCGGGTCTCGCCCGCGCGCAGCCACTTCGATGTGGTGATCGACCTTGCCGCTGGTGTCGCAACCGCCGCCACCGGCGCTGCGTGCGCTGCGCTCTATCGCCGCGCCAGCGCTGGCCCCGACACCAGCGGCACCGATTGGGCCGTGCTGATCACCGACGAGATCGGCGAGCCCCTGACCGACGATGCCGGCCAATATCTCGATGGGAGTGCCTGATGACCGCGCTTGTCCTGCAAATCACCAACGCTGGCCGCGTGGCCATGGTCGATCCGGCCGGCGGCGGCACGCGCACCGTGCGCATTGCTGCGGCCGGATTGACCCAGGCCGTGTTCGTGCCGGCACCCACGCTCGAGGCATTGCCCGGCGAGCTCAAGCGCATTGCGACGGTGTCCGGCCTGCCGGTGGCGGCCGATACCGTGCATCTCACCCTGCGCGACAGCGGGACCGATGCCTATGCCGTGCGCGGCTTCGGGCTCTATCTCGAGGATGGCACGCTATTCGCCGTCTATGGCCAGGCCGATGCCATCCTCGAGAAGGCATCGGCGGCCACGTTTTATCTGGCTGTCGACTGGACACTCGAGGCCGGCGATGTGGCCGCGATCACGTTTGGCGACACCACATTTCTGAACCCACCCGCGACCGAAGAGGTAGCCGGTGTGGCGCAGCTGGCGACGGTTGCTGAGGCGCTGGCCGGGCTGGTCGCAGACAAGATCATCACGCCCGCCACCATGGCGCAGGCCCTGGCCGGCTATGTCAACGCGGCGCAGCTGGGCGCGGCGGGCGGGGTGGCCACGCTGGGCGAAGACGGCAAGCTGGCGCTCGAGCAGCGCCCGGCGATCGACCTGATCGACGTGTGGCCGGTGGCCGACCAGGCCGCGATGCTCGCCAAGGCCGATGCGACCGTGGGCGACTTCGCAGTGCGCGCAGACAACGGCCTGGTCTATGTGCTGCAGGCGCTGCCGCCCAGCACGCTGGACAACTGGCTAGAGATCTCGACGCCCGCGCCGGTCTCGTCTGTCAACGGCAAGACCGGCGCGGTCGCGCTCAATCCCGGCGATGTCGGCGCGGTGCCCAGCGGGCGCAAGGTGCAAACCGGTGGCGGCCTGCTCGGCGGGGGCGGAACGTTGGCCGGCGATCTGACGCTTACGCTTGCGCCCGCCAGCGCGGCCGAAGCCGCAGCCGGTGCGGCAGGCGATAAGGTGGTCACCCCAGCCAGCCTTGCCACGATCCTGACCACGCTGGCGGCCAAGGCCAATGGCGCTGCAACGGTCTCGGCCAGCGGGCTGCTGTGGGGTGGCGGCGCGCTGTCGGGCAATCCCACGATAGGGCTCGATGCCGCATCCCCCACCGAAATCCTTGCCGGGGCTGGGGGCAACAAGGCGGTCACGCCTGGCGCGCTGGCAGGCCTGCCCAAAAGCCTCACCCCCAACGGCTTCTGGGCTTTCCCCGGCGGGCTCAAGCTCATGTGGGTGCAAGTGCGCCAGGTGATCCGCACCGAAATGCCGATCACTGTCACCTATCCCGACAGCTTCAACACCTTTGTGGTGCCGCTTTCGGCCACTGCCTGGAACGCCAACTTTGGCGCCACGCGGGACTTGTGGCTGCAGCTGGTGGGCGAGCCGGGCCTCTCCTCCTGCACCGTCCAGACTCAATCCGACGATGCCGTCGACATGCGCATCGACGGATTCAACGTCCTCTTGCTCGGGGTTTGAGCATGTCCGAAGTCTACTACAGCGCCGCGCGCGGCGGCTTCTTCCATACCGCGACCCATCCGACCTTGCCCGATGACGCGGTGCGCATTGCGCGCCTGCGCCATCGCCAGCTGCTCGATGCGCAGGCACAAGGCCGCACGATCGTGGCCAACGATAAGGGCCGCCCGGTGCTGGCGCCGATCGTGCCGCCCAGCCTCGAGCAGCTGCGCGGGCAGGCCAGTGCCGCCGTCAATGCCGAAGCGAGCCGCCGCATCCTCGCTGTCGCCACGCTCGAGCGCCAGACCAACGACAACGCGCTGATCGCCCAGGCCGCGCTCGCCGTCGCGACCGGAACGCCGGCACCGGCAGGCCTTGCCGAAGCGCTCGCCCGCCGCGCCGCGATCGACGCCATCCGCGCCGCGTCCAACCGCATTGCCGCCACGATCGCGCAGATGCCGGCGGCAAACCTCACCGATTACGATGCCACGGCCCAGCGCCTGTGGATGGAGGGCTGATCCATGGCCAAGATTTCCAAACTGCCACCGGTTAAAGTTCCAGACGGCACCGAGACCGTGGTGGTGCTCAAGGATGGCGAGGCCCAGCGTGTGGGCCTGGCGCCGCTGTTGGGCGCCGGCGCGGCGCCAATCCTGGCCCAGGCGGCAGGCTATCGGGACGAGGCCGGCGTGCAGGCCGATCGCGCCAGCGCGGCCGTGGGCGGGGCGCTGTCCGCGCTCAATATCTTCGTCATGGCCCCGGAGACCGGCTACCTGCTGGCCTTCCGCGATCCGGTGACCGAACGCGCGGTGGCCTGGATTACCACGGCAGGCACCTTCGAGTTCGCCGCAATCAATTTCCCCAATGCCGCGGTCACGCGCGAGAAGCTGGCGTCCGAAGTGACCGGCTTGCTGCCCATGCTGATGGCCCCGGAGACGGGTTTTGTCTGTGGCTTCCGCGATCCGGTCACCGAACAGACTGCGTTCGCAATCACGACCGATGGCCGGATCGTGGGCGGCTTCGAAGTGTCGCTGCCCAACATGACGTCCGGGCTGCAGCGCCAGCTGATGCTGCGCGACCGACTTCCCGCGCAGGGCCTGCCATCATCGGTTCGTTCGCGCGCGTTCGAGACGGGCTTGCGCACGTCGAACGCCGGCTATGCCTGGGTGCCGCTGCCGCCCGAATTGACCACGCTGGTCACCGGGCAGAACCAGCACGATGCCGCGTTCCGCCGCCGTTCGCTCACGCCCATTGCCGATCAATGCCTGGGCACCTGGTCCCCCGGTGCTTATGCCTCGGGCGGGCCATACCTGGGCTATTTCGATCATGACGACGTGCTGCCCGCCGTTGTTCCGGCGGCCGGCAGCTACTTCATCTTTCGGCGTCAGGGTGGCGGCGCGCGCGATCTGGGCGGCACGGTCGGCATCGTCTACGAAGGCGATGCCATCGTTTCGGACGGCGCAGCCTGGCGCGCGCAGCACTGCCCGAGCGCCCCGGCACCCTACACCGATACTACCGCTGCCCAGGCCAGCACCTTTCGCACCTGGTGGGCAGTCACGGCGCCCGGAGTCTTCAACGGCGTGGCCTATGCCGCTGGCGATGTGATCCTCGGGCACGGCGGCACCTACTACAAGGAGTTCACGCGCGGCGATGCCAGCGCGGGGCAGTGGTTCAATGCCGGCGAGTGGAGCGCGGCGAGCGGCGCATTCCCGGCCGGCGCACAGGATGGCTATTGCTATCAGGTGACCGCCGCCGGCACCGTGGGCGGGATCACCTATGCCGTCGACGACTGGGCGTTTCGCTACAATGGCGCCTGGGGCCGGTGTGCGGGCGAGGCGATCATCGCCGTGCCCGCCAATCAGCCCTACGCGCTGCCCTGCCGCACCGATGCCAGCGAGTGGGAAGCGCGGCTGCTCAACAAAAGCACGAGCACCGTGTTCTTCAGCCAGAAGGTCATGG